CTTGTTTCTCGTGCTGGATGTTGATCTCTTTCAGTCGGATTCCCCATAGTCTGTCTTTTTCTTTCTCTACCTCCCTTTGCTCGCTCGTTAGACGACTAAGGTATAAGTCATGACTAATACTTGGACATTCTCCATTTGATATTCTATCAATGTGCAGTTCTTTCAATACCTGTTCTTCCAATNTNTCTGACAACTCTTCGTCCTCATCATCACTTGATTCTTCGTCATCNTCATATTTATTTTCAGTAGACTGAGACGATGATACAATAACTAGTGATTTTGCGTCTTCTTCAATATGATATATAATATTGTCAGTNGGTTCATTGTTATTGTGTTGTGTTAAATCAATCGGAGTAGGTGTATTATTTGTATTTTTTTCAATTTTAATATGGACAGGTGGATTTGTAAGTTGTGTTGCATCTGTAGTATACGAATCCTTACGAAATTCAGGGAGAGAATAAATAAGATTCTTTAAAGCGCGATTCTTCTTGCGCAACTTTTTATTTTTGGCAACGAGTGATTTCACTAGTGGCAAATGCATAAGAGCATCGTAATTTGCATGGTATTCAGATATAGATGACATATTCAATATAATAGCTTGGTTGCTGAATATAAATAGATGATACTATAAATCAATTTTTTGATAGTATCATAGTCTGGACTACTTTATTTACTTTTTAAAATATATTTTACGTCTTTCTTGCGATAATACGTATTAGAATAGGATTGGATATGTCAATTTTGGGAAAAATGTCCGTTTCTATGCACTCCATTATCTCAAGCCCATGTTTTATCATCTGAATATTTGTGTGATCGCGATCACATGGATTCCTTTATTGGCAAAGAAAATAGAGTCTCTTCCATTACCACAACCCAAAACACATAAAATAATGTCGTATTTGTGTTTATCTACTATCTCATGTAGATAAGTGATATAGGATACAGATATCTTATTGACGATTATTTGTCGAAAAAACAATTTTATTCCATGTATCGGGACAAGTGTCGTCTGTATTCTTATTTTGACTAGGCCCAAACCATACATGTGGATAACATACTTGTTTGTTTTTATTAAGATTAAAATATGCGCCCCACCAGCTAAAAGAACTGTTTGCAATGATATTATGATCACAAGAACTCATTAACAGCATTTGATGCCAATCTGGTATATTATCCGGAACTTTCGTAAACAGAACATCTTGATACTTGGCTGACAAAATGTCAATAATACCAGCAACAGTCTTATTATCCTCCTTTTCACAGAAATACAATACTTGGCGGTTTGTTGACACATTTGATGCGGTAGCATCGAGTATTGTTTTCATAGATATGTCAAAATATTCAAGCGGCATAATTGGATGAACGTGCTGTATTTGTTTATAATCACCTAGACGAAAATGCATACTGATGTTGCAATGATCAGTAGATAGAATATCACAATATGTCTCTTGAATCGTTTTCAATTGATCTGGGATTCGTAGAATCGAGTAAATCTGCGATTCATATTTTTCGAAATATTTATAGCTTTGAAAATAGCCAAATAACATCATCTCTTTGATAGAATCGCCGACAGCGGGTATGGGGGTATAATGATACCCTCGTTCACGAAATTGTGGAAATCGATTTAAAGTATCATTTGTATAGCCAGTATTTGTATTGTACGTAGTAAACAGCGTAAGCGATTGTAAAAAAGATGTCCAGTAGGTAGGTCTAATCTTACCGCTAGTAAGTGTATCAGTATAAGGTAATACTAGTTTGCATTTATACTGAATCGAATAAGCCAATGCTGCAAAAATTTGGAACAATTGGTTTCCAAGTCCTCCCATTAAAAAAATACTAACCGCGTGCATGATTATTATAGGTTATATGGAAGATATAACTTTATGTGTGTATTTTTTTATATTTTTATGTGATGGATTTCTATATTTTTAATAATGCATACGAGGAAGACGGGCGTAGAAATATGGTTCGTATCCCGATAGGATATGATCATACGTCCAGATCGAATTTACCACAATTTGGTATTTGTGCTATTTGATGTAAATAACACAAATTGATTATTATACGAAACCAAAATTTTCTTTCATTATCGCGGATTTACTTGGTCCCGTCTGTTTTTCACTTTGTCGCTTTACTTTGTATATTCCATTTTGCGAAGCGGTGTTATTGGTTTTGCTATATAAATTAGCGGTTGTATCTTCATTATCATCATGGAGTTCGGGGAGAATACGCGTCATAGGTTTTTCGATAACCAACAACATGTGGTTGCTACCTAACAATTTTCTGTATTCTTGAATTGTCATATTACCATAAAATTTATCAAGCAGGTAATGTGGGTCAGGAGCAGGTTTGATGTTTTTTGTATAATTATATACTTTTCCATAGAATTTATTCAACAGCTGATATCTCTCAAAAATAACAGAATCATCTATATTCTCCTTCAGTAAATATGCAACTGCACACTCTGGTCGACAGAATGATCCATATCCAGCAATTGCAATATCATCCTCGCATTTCGGAATATAACATGGTGGATTGTCGTATTCGTATGTGCACCAGAAACATGCTGATTTCTTCTCAGGATTTGAGTTCTTAAATAATTGACGCTTGAGTAGTTTGAGCTTAGTAGCGACATCTTTCATATCAATATCATCGACTGGATCATCTACATTATCTGGGTCAGACTTACATATACTGCAAACGTATTTTGTCTCGATATTGCTAGAATCAGGTTCATTATTAGTAGCAGTTCCGCGATTGTTTGCAGTGTACATTGAGAATGTGTTTTGTTCGTCTGGAACATAGGCAACTACAGTCGGAGGTGGGTCTGGAAAATATGCCAATGGGTCTGATATATGTTGAGTTGTGTCATCCGTATGTTCATGTATATCGTTTATTGAACATTTTAAATGTAGAATAATGTTCGCAACTGGATTGACTTCAATGGGTGGGATAGATAATTTTGTAATAATTTTTCCACCCTTTGGCTTACGTCCTCGTTTTTTAGGCAATACTGGTTCATTATTTTCTGCACTGTTGTCTGCGTTCATTTCTTCAGTGAGAATATCTGACTTCTTCTTGCGTCCTCTCTTTTTCTTAATTGTCGCATCGACCACAGGTTCAATAATATTGCTCATCAAAATTCAATGTGTATATTGTTATAAACGTCAATACATCTCTATATCTGTTTAAAAAAAGCATTTTGATAAAACATTTTGAACTACTATCACGGGTTAACCGCTGATCTGGATGCATGCATCTCGTTTACTGAATTTAAGGAACAATAACATTTTCGACACAATGGTATATAATTGTCTGATCCAATCACTACTTGTGAAATTTCATGTGTTATACGATGCGAAAATATTGCAACCCTGTCGCATCGATCACAATTAGAATTTAATTTGGTTATCTTGTCTGCATACGGGAGTAGTTTCAATAAATTCCCAAATGTATTTCTTTGAAAATCACCATCCAGGCCACAAATGTATACTATTTTATTCTCTTTTTCTATTAATTTCATAACCGATTCGTATATATCAGAGAAGAACTGTCCTTCATTGATTAAAATCATATCCGAATTTTGAACTTCATCGGACAGAATAACGTCAGCTATATTGGTGGCCTGGATACATGGTATCATGACTCGATCGTGTGTGGATAACATAGTATTATGATATCTCGTGTCATTTGCATAATTAATAACAGCCACCGTACAATTGTCTTTATTTTCGTTATATAAGTTGATAAGTCGTGTTGTTTTCCCAGAAAACATGGGCCCTAAAATAAGTTCAAGAAATCCAACTCCGTCCATTGTAGTGATAGAATGATATATATAAAAGAGATATATAACTGGTCAATTTTCCGAATTCGAATTTTAAAATTCAAAATTCCAATAATAATATTGTAGAATACACATATAGACAAAAAACATGTGTTCTATCTAATACAGATGACAAAAGAACTCATACCATGGGTTGAGAAATATCGTCCAACGAAATTTGATGATATCGTGCTAGATCCAGTGAATCGCGATATGTTTCAAAATATCCTTTCTAAAAATTATTTCCCCAATTTATTGTTCTACGGTCCTCCTGGAACCGGAAAAACGACGACAATTATTAATTTAATTAATGAATACAATACGCGGTATAAGAAAAATAGTCGCGGTTCGGTTATCCATTTGAATGCATCGGATGAAAGAGGGATCGATATTATTCGCAACCAAATATTTCAATTTGTCAAATCAAACAATTTTTTTGATGCTGGACTAAAGTTTGTTATATTGGACGAGGTCGATTATATGACAAAAAATGCACAACATGCGCTCAAATATTTACTGCAGACATCGTCATATAATGTCCGTTATTGTTTAATATGCAATTACATAAGCAAGATTGACGATTCATTGCGCAATGAGTTTATTTGTGTTCGATTTAACCAATTGCCAAAACAGGACATTTATACATTTATTCGACAGATATTGGACGAAGAACATTTGGAATTGGATGATGATACCATCCATATGATTCAAGATCAATATAATTCCGATATACGTAGTATGATCAATTTCATTCAATTAAACCAAAATAGTGCGATAACCGATTACCATATTCTAACCAATACACTATGGAATGATATGCATAACCATATATGTGATAGCGATTGTAGCAATAGTTCGATTATTCAATATATTCATGATATTAGTATTCAGTATAATATCGACAAGAAGACCATTCTAAAAAAATACTTCAACTATATTATCCGAGACAAGAATCTCAACCTAACTGCTGAATTTTTTAGCATCGTAGGTGTTATTATGCATATGAACAAATCAGATATAAACAATACAGTCTCGTATATGACGACCAATCTACGGAAATATTACGCAATGATTGCATCTACCTAATCAATTTGATATATAAAAAATTGATTCTACTTAAAGGAATTCATGTCGATACTATAACTTAAAGAAATCTTTCATACTAGATGTCGATCGATGAAGAATGGCAAAACTTTTTAGATGCAGGAAATGATTTTTCCGATCCAAATATATGTTCACATAAACCAACCAATCAAAGTATTCAGTGCGATAACAAAAATACTATACTGGATCCACATGAGAATAGCGACCCTCCACCATTATGCGAGGAACTCTATATATCTACCAAAACGAAGGTCTTGTTTCTGTCGTCGCCGATCGATATAAATACTGTATTTTGGCGTTTACCAGTTATCCGTTATAGCGAGGCGTCTAATGGAATCATTAAGAAACAAATGAAGGTGGTTTCTGATTCAGAAGAACATTATGAAGAATATCAAAAAAAACTAAATGGAATTGATTACTATCACGAGCATATTATCAAACAAATTAACAATCCGAATGCTCGCAAAACGAAATACAAAGACGAACGGAAGATTACAGTTGGTATTTCAAAGAAAGATATTATGAATTGTAGAGGAAAAGTAAAAAGTGCTTTTTACAATTGCTTTGCAATGATTGTCCGATTCTTGTTTGAAGGTAATTTTCGTGAAATTCACGTCAAGGTATTCAATACAGGCAAGTTAGAAATACCCGGGATTTTGAACGACAAATTACTCGATATTATTAGAGGCTTGGTACTAACTATATTGCAACCTCATGTATCATTCGACCTCTCATATAAAGAAGTAAATGAAGAAGACAATAACGTACTAATCAATTCCAACTTCAAATGTGGTTATTACATTAACCGTGATAAATTATACTCTATTTTACGCAGCTCTAAATATGGAATAGAGACATCATATGATCCATGTAGTTATCCAGGTGTAAAATGCAAGTATTATTTTAATAACGATATTGAATTCGATGAAAAAACACAGCGGGGGCAGATTGTGGTACAAGACCGTGCGATGAAGATGAGCGAATTAGGAGAAAATGTAAAGTATACGGAGATATCATTCATGATTTTCCGAACAGGAAGTTGTCTTATTGTTGGTAATTGTACAGAACGAATACTAAGATTTGTATACGAATTTATAAAAAAACTGTTATATGACGAGTTTCATAATATCCAAGTGGAAAATACAGATGCAGAAATAAAAGAAAAAAAAGTCAAGGTAAGAAAGAAGACAATAACCATGAGCAAAGTATATTACGACACGCACTGTACTGTATAAATGCAAATATACAAATATAGAATCTGTTTTTTATTTCAACATATTTTTCTTTCCGGTCGGTGTAATAAACATTTATATACTATAAGTATTTAAAGTCTTTTCGAAATATAACATATATAACTGTATCTATAGTATGCAAAATAATGAAGAACACACACAACAATCAAGTGAATCCGGTTATCGATTACCAGAGACAACTACTCTACAACATGCAATTAAGTTGTCTATTGTAGAAGACAAGCCTATTATGATGGATTATTGGACAAATTCGCTAGAGAAATCTGTCCTTATCGGTGTTAAAGACACCAAAGAAAAGTTATTGGTAAAGAATGAAGAAGAGTATACTAGCCCCATTTCTAAGATTTACAAGGTTGGTAAAGAGTATATTGTTATGACCGAAAATTCAATTTATTTGGTTGATGTAGAAATTCCAACTAAGCGCATTAGTGCATAGAAACACTCTAATCCCAAAATGATCAATATAACTTGATATTCATATATAAAGTTATATACAATTGAAGATGTAATACATCTAAGGCAATGCATCGCGTATTGTTTCCATCTGTTCAGTTGTTAATTTATCTGGGAAAATTACGTCGAATATAACAATAAGATTTCCTACATTGTTCTCGCGTTTCAATCCATACCCGCTAACCATCTTCTTATATCCAGGTTTGATAATATTTGGTACATCGCTATTATTCACCGCCAATTTTTTTCCAGATACATGCGTTATCTCAAACGAGAATCCACATAAGGATTCTTTTAATGTAATCTTTTTATGGTAAATTAGATCAAGTCCCTGTCTTACAAATTCGGTAGTATTTTGTAGAATTATTTTGATATTCACATGACCACGCAATGAATTCACGACGTTTCCTTTGTCGTGCAGAACAACTGTTTCCCCATGATTAATACCAGGAGGTATATTGACATACATGGTCTCTTTGTCTACTGTTTCTTCTCCCATCTCGGTATTAATTATTTTGCGATTAATCTCTATTGGATATACACAGCCACTGAATATCTGTTCCAATGTGAGATCGATTTGTATAGATACAGGTGGAGGAGGGCGAGATTGTGTACGGAATCCCGAGGGCATACCATTCTGAAATACATGAATACCTGGACCTCCTTGTCCATTAAACATCATATTAAATATATCGTTAATATCTGTAAAATGGCGGTTTCCTCCCATATTTGAAAATGGATGACCACCACCACCACCACCGCCAAATTTGCTTTTCATATCATATTGTTTGCGCAAATTAGCATCACTTAATGTCTCGTATGCCTCATTAATGGATTTGATTTTGTCTAATGCATCACTCGAGCTATTGCGATCTGGATGATACTTCAATGACAATGAACGATATGCCTTCTTGATCTCACTTTCACTTGCATTTTCTTGTACACCCAATACATCATAAAAAGTAGAAGACATTAAAAAATGATTATATAAATACTTTGATAACCTATATTTATATAACATTTTGATGAAATATTATATAAATAGGTTGACGCTATGTATAATAATTATGAACCATACATCAAATCCAACCTTTATAACCAAATATCGTCCTTATTATCTAAAGGATTTTTGTCTCAACTCCGAATTTGCAACGGTTATTCGTACCTTTTTGGAAATGGACCAATTAAATATATTGTTGATCGGAGACAGCAATTCCGGAAAAACCATGTTGTTAAATGCGTTGATACGAGAGTACTACAATTTGTCAAAAGATGACTCCTTCCCTGAACACAATATTATGTTTGTGAACAATCTCAAAGAGCAAGGTATTCAATATTTTAGAAATGAAATGAAAACATTTTGCCAATCTAGATCCTCTTTCCACAATAAAAAGAAGATGGTTCTCATCGATGATATAGATACCATGAATGAACAGAGTCAGCAAGTATTTCGTAATTATATTGATAAATATAAGAAGAATGTCCAATTTGTGGCTGTTTGTACAAACGTACAAAAGGTTATTGAAAGCATACAGTCCAGACTGCATATTATACAATTACCGACACCGTCATTGGATCAAATAAGAGGGGTTATGAATAAAATGATTGATACAGAAAATATTATTATAGACAATGAATCACGAGATTATTTGCTCACTATTTCAAATTATTCTATACGAACGATGATGAACTATTTAGAGAAGATGTATATTTATGGTAAACCTGTGGATATATCGTTATGCAAATATATGTGTTCAAATATATCATTTCAACAATTGGAAGAATACATAACATGTCTGAAAGAACGACGATTATGTGATGCAATCAAAATCATTTATAATATATACGATTACGGATATTCTGTTATCGATATATTGGATTATCTATTCACGTTTGTCAAGATTTATCCTGGTATTTCTGAAAATATGAAATATGAATTGATCATTTTTTTATGCAAGTATATAACGATTTTTCATAACATCCACGAGGATTGTATTGAGCTTGCCCTTTTTACAAACGAATTCCACGAAATGTTTATACAGAATAAGACATAGTCGGTTAAATAATTTAGATAATATTCTCGGATATATGTATAGTTATTATGAACTTTTTAATGTCCGCATTCTCCAGACGGAGACCATCGCTTGCAACTGCTACTGAAGAGAAGAAGGTCGCTGAGAAAGCTGCTGCTGAGAAAGCTGCTGCTGAAAAAGCTGCTGCTGAGAAAGCCGCTGCTGAGAAAGCCGCTGCTGAAAAAGCCGCTGCTGAGAA